CTACTGATGAGCTATTATCTCCGAATTGAGTCTGTAAACCTTTATTTTTTAGCTGTAGACTAAGACCAAAGACAGCATCTTCTGCTGCTCTCCATGCTATAATAGGCTGAATGAATGTAACTAGTACCTCCTCATCAGGATCTAAAGTCTGATCATTGTACTTAGTTAGCAAGTCATTATAGAATGTAGTACCTAAGATAGGCATGATTCTTAGCTGAGCTTGAGTAGCTAGGTAAGGAGTAACATTGTTTACATCTACATTAGCTGTGATGGGTGTGTTATTCTTTAGATAGGTTTCTGTTATAAAGTATAGCATCAGATTGTTGGTGTTGGTGTATCATTCAATGGAGGTAAAGATGCTAAGGCTCTAATTTCATTTTTAGACATATTCTCTAAGACTTTAGCAGCTACTGCAGGATTCAATGTATTAAGTGCATCATTAGTCTTAGAGGTATCTCCCTCAAGTTCTACTATTGCCTCGTTTATAATTTGATAATTATTGATAGTAAAATCTGCATCAATTTTAGCTATAAATAGTAGCTCATTAAAGATGTCAGATACCATCTCTCTCAATGGCATTACTACATTTTTCTCAAATATGATATAAGCCTGCTTAATATCTGAGCCATTACCTAGTGAGCCTGTAGTACGAATACCCATTAAGATAGGATCTATAGTGTGACTAAAGCAAATTTGCTCAGTGTTGAGCTGTGATGCCTCTTGAAATAGTTTATCATTACCATTGGTAGGTAGTGACTCTATCTTAGGCAGTTGGTCCTGTGAATTAGCAAAGAATGCTACAGCTTTACCTGCATTAGCAGCACCTTTAAGCCTATCAATGGTATTTCTTATCATGTTTTTCTCCTCCTCAGACTGAGGTCTTTTAGGGAACATCATAGCAAAGCTAGGAAATACTGAATTTTGAATATTACTTTTAGCAAAGTAGCTAAGTTCACCTGATAAGAAAGCAAAGTTTAGAGCTGAGGTGTACTGAGGTAATGGATAATAATCCTGCCCAATACATTCTACTTCATATACAAATAACTGCTCATAGTCTCTACAGGTAGGAGTGTATCTCCTTATCTCCTGGACTCCAATCCTACTAGACCAATCATCACAGATATAGTATCTCTTACGGTCTAAGTTTACTCTAAGTTTCTCAGGTGATAAATTGACAATTTTAGTTAGCTTCATTTTGTCATCAAAACATAGCTTAAAATATACTCTATTGTGCAGTATTAGTTGCTGAGTTACTGCAGGAACTACCTTTTTTATGTTTAATTTTCTCTCTAGTGTGTATAGCTCTAGCTTATCCTGAGGAGTAAGTCTATCAGCTACTATATTAAATCCACCTCCTACAGCTGCATTCACTTTATACCCTACAATAGAGCCATGTAATGGACTAGAATAGAAAATTTGATTGAGGAGTTCAGGAAATAAATTATCCTGCCCAAAGGGGATGTATCCATTAGTCTGATTCCTACCATTTACATAAGGTAGTGTAAGATTTGCACCTCCTACCTTAAGGAATGGAGTAGAGAATGATTGATATCCCTCTACTATTTCATGCTTTACTGTTTTAAAAAAATCTTTTAATGCCATAATTATTCGTAAATTGATGATACTATTGGTCCACTTACTACCATCCTGCCCTCTTCAATCACTACTCCTGTAGAGTTAGCAATAGTTGGAGGTGTGGTACTTGACTCATAGATGCTGTATGTATACTGTCCTTTAACTAACTCCAAATCTACAGGCTCATCGAGCTCAAATTGATTGAATCTTTCAGGATAAGCTGATAGATCAGCAGTGTAGAATGTAATAGGTGTTGACAGCTTGTCCATTTCATTCTGAAAAACAAATAAATAATAAGGATTAGGCAGTGTACTTACCTCAGTGAGTGTAAGGATTATCTGATTAACCTCATCTTTTTTAATGTATATCATATAACTATATTATACTAAGGTCAAAAAATGTTTAAAAAAAAAGCTCTACAATATGCAGAGCTTTAATTATTAGTGTGTTAAGGTTATGCTTGAGAAGGTAATGGGAAATCTCCTGCATGACCTGTAACTAAAGTACTAAGTACCTCATAAGATAAATGGTCAGCTTCCGCTAAAAGTGTAACGGAATATTTACTGCCATCCGCACGAGCTGTACCTGATCCCTCACCTGTAGCAGTAAGTTGTACATTCTCAAAGTACCAATACTTGTCATTAGCATCCTGGATAACTACAGCTAAGTAACGCTGTCCTCCACCAAGTATATTAATAGATTCTGACTTAGCTTTGTCTCTACGGTTAAACATTAGAGTAATAGTCTGAGTAACTAATGTAGATCCATTTAATAAATCTTGAGCAGTCTCTTCAGTATAAATACCTGTATTTCTATTGATAGCATAAACTGTTGTAGGTGAAGATACTGTCCATGCAGTAATACCCCAATCTACTATTGTAGTTACATCAAAGTCCTCTTGTAATCCTATCCATACGGTCTTAATTCCTCCTGTATTATTATCACAGGTTTTTGCGATTGATTGTAATGCTTCACAGCTCATTGTATATGTTTTAAGTAAAGGGAGCTCATCACTCCCTTAGATTTATAATTAGTTAATTAAGATGCAGAGTTGTAGAATACGATCTCATTACCATTAACATGAGTAAACCCTACTTTCATATTTGCACGAGTTCTGATTACAGGCTCAGCAATAGTATCAGCTAAATTGATAGCTCGTAATGCTTTACCATCTCCCTCTGCATCAAATGCATAGATAAAGTTATTTCTAGGTGAAGCAACGATAGTAGACTTACTAAGCATTCCAGGACATAATACCATCTTTATTCCAAGATAAGTAAAGTCTAATGCTTGTGTTAAGTTAGCCTGAGTATTTGATGCAGCAACAGCAGCACGATAAGCAGTAGCTACAGGAGAAGATACATACAATCTTAACTCCTCTTGATTAGCAATTACAGCAGCAGGAATTGCAGCGTAAACTAAAGCTAATTTAGCAAGTACATTCGCAGCAGTGATTGCTGGAGGTGTAGCTCCACCTACTTCAATTACATTATCTGAATCAGCTTCTAAAGACTTCTTATATCCATCACATAAAGCTAGTGCAGCAGTACCTGAATCAGTATCACCTGACCAACGTAATTTTTCTACATTCTCAGCGATTGTCTTAGACATCTCATTCCAATAGTAATCCATAAAAGATGCAACAGTGAAATCACCATTAGATCCTTTAGTCATTTGTAATGATACAAAAGACTGCTCTAAGTCAAATTGACAAATTTGTGCCATTGCAGATAGAGAACATACATCAATCTCTACAGATGCAAGGTCATCAGTACTAGCATTCCATCCACAGTTCTCTGCCTGCAATACCTGTCCAAAGACCACATTAGAAATTTTAGTCTTATATTTGACACCTGGTAAAGTACGATAGTTGTCTACTACTTCCTCATTTAAATAAGCTCGGCTATAAAAAGCCTCACTGTTTGCTTGTAATAATGCAGATGCATCAATGTCCAAGTTGAATCTTAATTTTCTACTCATTTTTTTTGTTTTTTATTTAGTTATTATTGTTTAAAAATTTACTTACCATGCTGAATTTATCATGCTGTGATAGTTTAGTAGCAACTACTTCCTCAGTAGCAACATCTTCAGCCATAACTTCCTCCATGTGATTTCTTAAATCAGCTATCATTGCTATAATAGCATTGATTTGCTCATCAATTACAGGTTGTACTATAGCCAAGATAGCTTCAGCATCAGCAGCAGGATCAATAGCCATCTCTTCTGTGGCAGGTGTCTCTGTAACTACTTCTTCTTCTACTACTGTCTCTAGTGCAATCTCTTCTGTTAATGCCTCTTCAGCAGCAACAGGTGCATCTTTAATCTCGGTAATCTCACCGTCTACTACGACATAGATTTTACCATCAATTAGATGTTCTCCATCAGGTAATTTATTCATACTATATTTATTATTTAATTGATTACTTAGTTTTAATCCTAGAAATCCCTCTATTGAGAATCCTATCTGCTCATTTGCTACTAGCTCATTATAGTACTCCTTATCAGTTACCTGAGCTGTTACCATTAATGTGCCTTTAGGTACTTCAATACCATAGCTAGAGTAGGCTTTATCTTTCTTAGGATCTTCTACTATCCATGCCTCAAGTACATAAGCAGGAACTGTCTTATCAGTATCATGCTCTAGGTTAAATACATTCCTATTAGTAAGGTCTTGCATGAACTTAGAATGTATTTGCTCAATAGTCTCAGCTGAGAACTGTACATAGTACTCTTCATCATTCTCATCATTCCTATATATCTCCATAGGTATCATGGCAGGAGCTACTACTCTATACTTTAAGTCATCTGAGAAAAACAATTTTTTGTTCTCATCAAATGCCATTCCTTTAGTAACAATAGCAGGAGTAGAGGTGAAAGCTATCTGCTCAATCCCTAACTCTTCACCATCTGAATACTCAGGATCTATAGTAATTTTATAGATTGGTATATCTTTTGTCATAACTATATTATATTTTTTTTATATTTGTTCAAAAATTAAAACTATGATAGAATTATTCGGCAAAGAAATCCCTTCTAAGATGGATGAATTAACATTAGAGCAGTTCCAAAAGATATCTGCTATCCATAATAATGAAGAGTATGATACTCTTGAGAAACATTGTAAAGTCTTTGAGTATCTAGGTATAACTGAGGAGGAGATGGATGTAGACTTTGACCTGTTCTTAGCTAATGTTAAAGAGTTTAATAATAATAACTATACTCATAAAGATACAGTAGAAGAGATAGAGCTAGAGGGATATACTTATAAGGCAGAGATGAAGCTCTCAGTGAAAGATTCTAGGATTGTTGAAAAGATTGTTAAGAAAGATAATAAAGAATATATATCTGACATTATGGCTCTGATGTTCAAACGAACTGACTTGACTAATACTGAGCATTATGATCCTGCACATCTTAAACACAAAGCTAAACTATTCAGCAAGCTCAAAGCAGATATATCTATCCCTTACCTTACCTTTGTAACTAACAAAATAACTAACCATGCAGAATCTCAAGCTCCCAAAGAATTGGAATCAGATATCAGTAAGTCAGTTCCTGGAGCTGAGGAGTCTGAGCAGTGAGGATGGAATGTTTAACTATCAGATTGATGTACTTTCTGCTTTAACAGATAGCAATATCTCTGACTTTGAGGAGCTAGATATAGATGAGCTAGGGGAATTGACTAAGCAGATTAAATGGATACAGTCTGATCCATCTAGGAGGTATAAGAGTAAGCTAGATAAGTATGTACTTAAGCCATTCAGTAAGCTCACACTAGGTGAGTTTATAGACCTAGAGCATTACTTCTCTAACAACTACCTAGACCACTTCTGCCACATCTTAGCATTGCTGTACAGGAGAACATCTAAGAACATCTATGGTGATGACATCATTGAGCCTTATGAGTATAGCCCTAGAGATAGATTAGATTGGTATTTAGACTATCCTATCACTGATGTTTATGGATTGATACCTGAGTATCTAAAGTATAGAGAGAACTTTACTAATACCTACACTAATTTATT